AGCATCATCTGTAGAAGTAGTTTGTCTTTTAACCCAATAACTCATAGTAAATGTATCAGCACTTGTAGGAGTTCCTGCTGTAAATTTTAAAGTTCTATCATCAGCAGCACTACCTCGTATAGAATTAGCTATTTGGTAACTATAAAAATTAGTGCCACCACCTGCTGCTCCAGCAGCACCCATTAATGCTTGTTTGTTAGCTCCTAAACTCATTATGCCATCGCCAATCCTGCAGCAAATCCAAAGTAGGTTGTACCACCATCAAAAGTTGTAAGGGTTAAGATATCTATTCCAGAAGTAGTTAAAGTAGGAGCAGTTCCTCCTGCATACTTAGCAGAATTTCCTCCACCACCATGAGCACCAGCTTTAAATGTAATTGTACCAGCACCACCATTTGTAATAATAAGAGTTATAGAATTAGATTGACTTGCTAATGAATTTGTAATTCCTACATTAAAAGTACCACTACCTACAGTAAAAGATTGAACATTACCATTATCTAAATCTAAATCAAAAGCTCCTGTTTTAGAACCATTAGCATAAACTGTTTCCGCATAATCTTTCAGTTGTTTACTAGCTAAAGTTTGAATAGCAGTTGTCCCAACTATTTCTTGATTACCACCAGGAGGAAGAGTTAGTTCATTTGTAACACTAGCTGAATGTGGTTGAGATTTAACTGTTTGACCGTGACTGTTACTTTCACAATTAAATATTACTGTGCCAGGATTTGTGTTACCTTTAACGATAACTTTCCCTGTTCCATTAGGAGCAAGTTCAATAGCACCATTCGCAGCATCTACAATTTTAATGCTTCCAGAGTTAGTTCCTCCATTAGTGTCTAATTCTAAATCAAATGCTCCGTTTGATGTTATCTTAGCAGAAGCTGCTCCGCTTCCTATAGAAACTTCTCCTGTTCCATTAGGAGTCAATTGAATATCTCCGTTTGCAGCATCTATGATTCTAATAACAGAAGAATTTGTGCCACTATTAGTTTCTAAAAGTAAATCATAAGCACCGTTAGAAGATAAAGCTCCTACTTCTGATCCGCTTCCTAATAAAATAATATCAGCATCTAAGATAACATCTCCTGTTCCATTTCCTTGTATTGTAATTGAATCATTTGTTGTAACAGGTTTTAAAGTATTTCCTGCTGCTGTCAATGTTCCTATTGCATATATGTCAGATAAAGAAATAACTTCATCACTACCATCACAATACATTGTTTTTGAGTATCCATTAGGTACTGTTGTTTTTACTGCTCCAGATCCTTGCGACATAAGAATATTAAAACCGCCTGAAGTAGCATTTTGAATATAAAAATAAGCTGTTGTAGTTGTTGGTGCAACTGTGATTGTACAATGTTGACTTAATGTTCCTGTAAATTTAATTACACGATACATACCATCTTGAACATTACTTGATCCACTACTAGGAGAACCTGCTCTGACTGTTAAAGTAGCTGTAGAAGCATCTGATAATGCTACAGACTTGTAAGAAGCAAGTCTATCTAAAATATCTATATTATAATTTGTTGTTGTACCCCATGTTCCTGACTGTTCACCAGTCGCTATTTCTTCTATTCCAAAATTTGTTGTGTATGAACTTGCCATCTAATTCTCCTTCTATGCAGCTATTTCCGTCCATCCTGGAGTTTGTGCTGCGTTTATTGGATTCCAGTTAGGATTATGATCAGGAGGTTTTACTTCTGCCCAAACATTTACAGTTCCTAATTCACTTGTTGCACTCACCCCATTTGGTTGTACCACAATACTTCCTCCTGCTGCAACATTATTTGTCAAAGCTTGGGCATTGACTCCTGTTGGTAAGACTACAATATTTCCAGAAGCTGCAACAGTTCCTAAAGCGGAAGTTCCTGCAACTCCTGTTGCAACTACATCAGAAGTTCCAATTATAGAAACTGAACCTACAGAAGAAGTTCCTGCAACTCCTGAAACAGCAACAGTACCAGCAATTTCTATTACTACAGCGGAAGAAGAACTACTCCATGCTCCTGATCCCCAAGTATCTCTTCCCCAACCAGCACTATTACTTAAAAAAGCAGAAGCCTCAACTCCTGTTACAGAAAAATCAATAGGGCTACTTGCTGAAACAGTTCCTAAGGCGGAAGTTCCTGCTAAACCAGAAACTGTCACAACACCGTCAGCAACAACTGATTCGTTACCTACAGCGGAAGTTCCTGCAACTCCTGTTGGAACTATCGCACCATCAACAACAACTTCTTCTTGTCCTAATGCAGAAGTTCCTGCAACTCCTGTTACAGTAACATCAGTAGGAATTTCTATTACAACGCTTGCTACAGCGGAAGTTCCTGCAACTCCAGAAACTGTCACAGAAACAGGGATATTTAATGTTACTGAGCCTAATGCAGAAGTTCCTGCTAAACCAGAGACTGCTACAGAAACAGGGATATTTAATGTTACTGAGCCTACAGCGGAAGTTCCTGCAACTCCAGAAACTTCAACAACACCAAAAGATCCCCATGAAGCAGATCCCCATGTGCCACGACCCCATCCATTTAAGGTGTTATTTGGCACTTTTTATTCCTTTAAGCTATTCTAATAATAGCAGAACTTTGGTTAGCTGTTGGAAATTGTACCGTAAATGTCCCTGAATTTGAACTTTTATTTGATCCAAAATCTAAGGCACAAACAGCTTTATTACTTGCACTTGAATTATAAATCAATGCTCCTCTTGCTGTAATAGTAGCTGTAGTAAAACTTTTATCTGCAAAATCAGCAAAACCAACTGTTCCTGAAGTAATAGGAGTAACATTAGTCAAAGCAAGACCTCCTGTTACATATGTTCCACTAGAAGCAACCTCTCCTGTTGTCGTAAAAGCTGTTGTAGGAGCTCCTAAAGTAGCTGTCGTACTACTTTTACCACCAGCACTGATAGCATACAGAGCAAGTTTAAAACTATTAGCTGCATTTGTAAAATTGTGTGTACCTTTTAAAATTTCCATTTTAAAAGAAGTACACATTGCTTGTGTTATAGCCATTATATTCTCCTTATGATGTTAGCGAAGTCTTTAAAACCTTCTTTTTCTAACTTTTGAGTCAAGGTAGCACGTTCTTCTTTTTTTGCCAATTCTAAGTGCTCAAAAATTATTTTTTTGACGTATTCTCTAAAAAGATTGGCTTGTATTTTTATCGGTTCAGCAGCTTGATCAGAAACATATACTATTTTAGCAGTAGCCATTTCAGCAATTTGCTCATTTGAAAGCCCTCCTTGATCAGAAGTAAACACATCTACTTTTTCAACAGTTAAACCAACACCTACATCAAACATTTGCGTCTCCTTTTAGTGAATTTTTTTCATATGTAATACCTTCTATGTCTTCCCTTCCCCAAACATGACAATGTTGTTTTCCGTCTAATGGTTCAGGAGGAGTTAATTTAGATTGTCTACCTATTTCTATGCCTTTTTCATTTTTAGCAAGAACTAATGGGTCTTTTAATCTGTGATATCCGTATAATTTTTCTTCATCAGGAACATTTGTGTCTAAAAACGGTGAGTTGTGTGCTATTTCTATTTGAATTCCTTTAGAAATAGCTATGGCAACCCAAAATTCGCAACAAGCTCTTCCAGATTCAGCAAAATGAGGCCTATCTGCATAACTAAAATCTAAACCAAACAAATGTAATGATTTTACTTCGTGAGCTACCGCAAAAGCCAAAGCATATGCAACGGTATTATTCAAATATGCTAATCCTGTTTTTTGTACAACGAATTCTAATGGGTATTCTATTACTCCAGGACATCTTTTATCTAAAGTACAACTATAAATAGGACCTTCATGAGTTTTTAACATGTCTGTTACAACACCTGTTTGTGTTCCTGCTTTAATATCGTCTAAAAAACGCTCTGGTGGATCCATCATAAATACTCTATCGTGTTTTATGATTTCACCCATACCATTAATAGCCCAAACTTCATCATATTTTTCACTACGAGTTCTAGATAAAATGTAATCATAAAAAGTACCACCTAATGCTACTATGGCTATTTTTTTGTTTTTTAATTTATCTTTTTTGGTCATGTTCTTGGTATCCTAACCATTCCTTCACGATAAGCATCAATATTTTCCATACCCTCTCCATAATTTTTTAATCTAGATAATGATTCTTGATATCGTAATGTGTAGTTTTGGAAAACGTCAGCTTCGCCTTTCATAAACACAGAAGCTTCGCACAAAGAAGCATATAATAAAGCATCTGGAGCATTTGTTCCTAACCAACTTGTTCCTGAACTTGCTGTAGTTATAGAAGTTGGTCTATAAAAATAATGTAATTCAACTGTAGAATTTGCATTAGGTGTAGGAGATATAATAAAATTTAAATAATCAAAAGGAGCATAATATTTAGGTTCTCCTTCTGTACTACTTCCTGCAGGAGTGTAAGATTGCACAAAATTAACGTCTTTTAATAATAAAAACTGTTGATTTCCATCTCCGTCTAAATAAGATAAAGAAAAAGAAGATAAATAATCTCCAGGCATTTGAAGATACTTATTTCCTTTTTGAAAAGTTCCTGCAGAGTTTTTTCTAAAGTTATCTAAACTAACTTCTGAAAAAATTCTTTCTTCAGCAGTAACTATAAAGTCATCTAAATAAGAAACAAAAGTAGTTTCATTGTTTTGAGTATAATCTTGTATAGCTTGTTTTAAAGTAGTGAATGTCCAACTCATGATATAATAATCTCCACTTCTCCTGTCAAAGCCATACCATGATAACCTGCTATAGTTATACCATTGTCTCCAAAAATACTTTCAGAAATTAATATAATCATTTCTTGAAGCACATCAGGTCTAGGTTGGTATAAAGCTTGAGGTTCAAATGGAGCTCTTACAGGTTCTAATTGAGGTTGTTTAGGTTCATATTCAGAAACATGTACTATTGCTCCTGTCCATTCTTCAATCCTTTCAGAATATGGAAACTCCATACCACTACGGTCAGAAATAAACCTTGCATATTTTCCACTAGAAAACTTACTCATATTACAGCATACGATCTTGAGTTAGGGGTTAAACTTAAACTTGCTCTGTCTCTATCTTCTGCAGCAGCTCTTTGAAACTCTTCTTCATAAATAAGTTTTAACATTTCCATTCTTTCAGGAGCTTTTTTCATTGAAATATAATAAGCTAATCCTGCTGTAAGACAAGGATAAAAACGAAAAGGCACTTCTGGAGTATTTACCATATTGTCAACATCATCCATTCTTACTAACCTGTCATAAACTAAAGTATATGTTTTATCAGGTGTCGGCCATAATTTAATTTGTGGTGTTATCTGACGATCTATATAAAATTGACTCGGTCGTGCTGTAGTTAATTTACTCGGAATATTTAAAAAATCAGATCTGCTTACTCTACCAATACTTATATCAGATTGTGTACTCGTTCCTGGGTTTTCTCTAACAACAGCAGATAATACGTCTATACTTGATTGTACAGTTGATAAATCTACAACTGCTGTTGTTGCTGTTACTGCTCCACTTGTTGCTCCTGTTACATTTTCAGCATTTTGAAAAGTACCTACAGGGATAGTTATAGCCATAGAGGTAGCAGAAGGTAAACTTGTTATAGAAGCTGTTGCTCCACTTGTTGCTCCTGTTATAGTTTCACCTAAAGAATAAGCACCAGAAGCAGTTACTGATAAAGTAAGAGTTCCTAATGGATATTCAGCAAGTCCAGAAGCTAAAAGTAATGTTTCTTGAGAAATAGTCCATCTATTCAATCCTCTGTTTGCCCAATCAGCAAAAAGTAAATTTAAAGATCTTCGTGCTGTTTGTAAATCATACCCTGTACGAGCTTGTAATCCACATCTTTCAAAAGCTTCTTCTACATATTCTGCGGTATCTAATTCAAAATCTTTACTATTAGATGTAGTCATGTAATTTCCAATCTAACTATGTGGTCCTTTTATTAATTTACTGTAACTAGAAATAAAAGCAGTTTCTTCAGGAGTATGAGTTTTTACTCTAGATTTCATATTTTTAGAAGTATCCATATTAGCGTTTATCATCATACCTTTTTTAGCATACACTACTTTTTTTCCTGTTTTTTCAGCAAGTTCTTTTGCTGCATCTTTTCCTTTTTTACTATAAGAAAAATGTTTGTTTCCAACTTTCGGCATTATTTTGCTCCCATTAATGTTACTAAACTTGCTAATACTTGAGAATTATTCACTGCTAAAATAACAAAAAACCCTCCTATTAACATCCATTTTGCTTGAAAAACTGATTTTTTTACTACTTTCATATCTTTACCTAATGTTTCTACTTGAGAAGCAATGTGGCCTTGTTCTACTTTTAAAGCCGTATATTGCACATCTAAAGTATGAACATTAACGTTATTATTTTTACGAGCTACCATGCTTTACATGACCAATATCTTGCAGAAAACTTATCTTTTGCTGTGTCACAATTATGACGAGCTCTAAAACTTTTTCTTCTAGGTGGTTGGTCTTTTTTAATAGTCATGTTTGGATCTCCGAACCTAACTAATTTAATCTGCGATCCTTTTTTAGCTAGAACCGCAGATTTTTTAGGACCTTTGGGAGTTCTTTTTGGTTTATTATAACCACTAAAAGTTTCTCCTCTATAAGTAATTCTACCACTAGGAGTTCTTTTAACATTTGCTGTAGTAGCCATTTGATTCTCCTAAGAATAAAATAAAGTTAGAGCTCCAAAATCATCCAAGACAAAAGGTATAAAACAACCGTTTTTAAATAAAACCCCTTCATCAGGAATATCAGGATAAGCACTTGTAGCTACTCCTGCTGTAGTCTGTATTTGCATAAGAGTTGTTCCTACAGAACTTTCTTCATTAAAAACGATAGTTTTAGTAGCCGCTCCATTAGCAAAATACATTCCTCGTAATCTTAGTCTACCTTCAAAAACAACACCACATATCGCTGTGCCAGATCCTGCTGTAACAGTTCCTGCAGAAGCTTTAGATATAGCAATTTGTGAAACACTAGCAAAATATTTAGTTCCTGTTGCTACTCCTGCATTAGCACCTGTAATTGCTTCAGTTTGAGCATCACCTCTTTCATCTGTACCTGTAACAGTGAAAGTTGCTGTCCTGTCATCTCCACCAGAAGTTATAGTAACATTTCTTGGCATGTCAGGAACCCCTAGAGGATCTTGTAATGTTAAATTACCAGCTCCTCCAGGACTTTGGGAACCTGCATAAAGGGTGGCAGAAACTGCACTTGGTTTTATAAACGTAGACTGTACATCTGATCCAGCCATTTAATTTCCCCTTAGTTTCTTGCTGGAGAGTATGTAACACCTCTGTCTTGAGCTGCCATAACATAATCTACAGTAAGCGTTTTAGTTCCAGAAGCATTACCTGATAACTCAAACAAAGCTATTTTCATGTTAGCAGTTGGAATGGTACTTGCTGTTTGAGTTCCACCAACTACACCATCATTGTTATGAGTGCAAAGTAATTGTCTGTTTACATAAAAATCTACACTATTTCTGCTAGTAGATGGTTTGTTTTTAGCTACAAAACCTAAAGTTATATAAGTGGCATCTGCCATTAATCCTAAAGCTTCTGTAGAAACTCTAGTAACTCCAGTTCCAGCTGCTTCAGTTGTAGTA